GTGCCGTGCTTGGCTTGGCTTGACTCGGAGTGAGTTGCCGCTTCAATTATAACAACCCTGTCAAGTCGCCTCGTGTGATCAGGACTTTTACAGCGCAGTATCGCCTACGCATAATGCGATCACGATACCATACGAAAAGACAAAAAAAGTTTTGGAGAGAGCTTTGCCTCGTGCGTGATCATGTTCGGCGATCGTATAATACCTACGGAAGGTGCGGAGGCAGTGCGCCTCAAGACTTTAAAAGTCTTATGCAAGAGCAGTGCTAGAGCTATGCTCTAAAATGAAAAAACATCTGTGTAGAAAAAGATGAGTGAAGCAGACCGAAAGCTTTCAAACACGCCTTCCTTGTGCATTTGACAGGCTCTATCGGATTTATAATCCGTTGCAGTGCCGATAAACACTAGTCTTAGGACTAGTATGTGACCAAAGCTGTGCCAATCCTCACCCTAAAGGGTGTATGGGGGGTTAGCGGTAAAACACACGTATATAAACCCTCTCAGAAATTTGTAACAAAAACAAAAAAGGGAGCCACCACCGAATAATCAGCAATGACTCCCCCACACATATAACAACACACACACGTTGAAATTATGCTCTAGCAATATGAAGACCTAACCTTCAAATTGCAAGCTAAAATTCACAATCTTCGTCATCTATTTCATCATTCCAAGCATCTTCCCAGTCAATATCGTCATCATCTAGACACTCGAATGTGGTCTCTACCATCTCATCTCTAGCCATTTCCAGCAATCCTCTGGCTGAATAGACGTTATCATAGACATATTCCATCTCCATCTCTGGATGAACTACCATAATAAAATAGTTCTCAAAGTGTTCACCAGCAATGGCTTGAATCTGTTCTAAAGGATTATCCGACATGAGGTGTTGACAGGTTTGGAACTGCTATTATAATTATTATATACTAATACGAGATGGTGCTAGCACTAGAGAAGGAGACCTAGTCTCCCACAGACCTAATTCTAGGTCAAGAACTAGACCTTATATATTATATATATTATATCCATGAGGACTGTGATCTAGTTGTTCTCTTATAGTAGGCATCCATGAACTCATCTAGTTGTTTAGAGGCTAGGTCATCTCTTCGTTCCTTAATCTTCATGTCTGCATCTTGAGCCATTTGTTCTACCCAATAGTTACAGGCTATACTAAGAGCATCTAGTCTATCGTCGTTCCTTAAGGCTCCTCTTAGTCTTGTTAGTCTAGTCAACTGGTACATCATCATGTATCTAAGTTGTTGTTCTGCTGGATAGCCTTGTGCAGTCTTGTAGTCGTTCTCAATAACAGAGGGTGCTATCACGAGCCTGTGTGCTGCTAGAAGAGGCTCAAGGGTGTCTATGATTCGTTTCTCTTTCTGTTGATGGTGACGTACCTCTTCAAGAGTGACAGGGTATTCTCGGCTAAATATGGGCGTTATAAGTTGGGTGAACATACCATCACCGAAGTTACTCTCTGTAATAACAGCGTTCACTTTGTTCCTCTTAGCGATGCGGACTAGTTCTAACAAGGTAGGTTCTTCGTAACCACCTTTGAGTCCTCCAGCCTCTGGAACAAACAGAGTGCCGTTACACATCTTTACTACAGCGTAGCCTGTCTCGTCCTTACCTCTACCAGAGGGGTCGATGGACATGACAGAGCCACTGTAAGGTATCATGTCACCTAGAATCTTCATCGGTCTGTAGAAGCGGTCGCCTCTCAGTCCTACATTGGGAAGCCTTTCCCATTCAAGCTCAGGTGTCTGCGCCCATACTAGCTTCTCTGGTGCAACATCTTGGTCAATATCTTGCACAACCAAGTTACCAAGCTTAAGAGGGTAACGGTCAAGGTCAGCAAGGTTGGGGTTGAGCATGAACTGCATTGCGTAACCAGCTGATCCATAAGAAATCTTTCGCTCCTGCAAATCAAAGTCTGTAAATCGTGTAGGCTCGGCTGAATCGCCTTGGGTATCTTCATCTATACAGAGGGTAGACAGTGTGTCTCCATAAGTGTTGAGAGCTTTCTTGGGGTCTACCTTCTCAGCTGACCATACCTTAGTTGTAAATCCTCGTTCCTGTAATTTAGTGTAGAGGCTGTCCTCACACTGTGGGGTTCCTAGAACAATAATTCTAGATGAATCGTTGGGCTTGATAATAGCGTCAAACTCTTTTACCTGTTCTGATAGCTTGTCTCTCATCTGCTGTGTAGCAGAGTTGTTCGCTACCTCAATGTCATCTGCAATGATGATGTCAGCACGAGAACCCGTTAACTGTGAAGTGATACCTAATGATTTGACGGAGGGTGCGTGTGAGGCTCCAGAGGGTCCAACATCGAACGACACCTTAGAGAACCGCTGGTCAGCACTGGGCTTCAAGAAACTCAGAAGAGGGATGTCATGAATCAGTCTCAGCGTGAACGTAGAGAAGTCATCAGAACGTGTCTTCGATGCAGAGACAACAAGGATGTTCTTAGTTGGGTCTAGGAACAGTTGGTGTACTACGAACGCAGAACAAATCCAAGACTTGCCTACTCCTCGAAAGCCTTGAACCACAGCCCGCTTTGGACCGTGCTGCATGAAGTCAGCTATATCGTATTGTATCTCTGTTGGGTCACGCTTGATCTGTTCTAGCGAGTGCCAAATGAAATAAAGGAAGTTACGAAAGTCTCTGAGTTCGTTAGGTATTTGTGGCTGCGATTGGTTCATCATCTTCACGGAATGGCAACACCTCTACTAAGTTCTGCATGGCGTTGTCTTCCTTGACGGAGGCAGTGACTTGATTGTCTTTGAGTAGCTGCCTAGCTACGTTGAGGATTGCTGGATTTGCTTCTCCAGACTTGATGACGGTCAACAGCTCTTCGATTGTAAGAGCCATCAACTCGTCTAGTAGTTCTTTATTTCCTGCCATTCTTAATCTCCTTCCATAGTTTAACACTGACATAAGCGAGTGAAACAAGTCCGAGTATAATTGCAACGAACGTGTTCACGTGTTCGAGAGTTATTGATCCTAGTAATCCAGCGATGGCTACAGTAGGTGTTAGGTGGCTATCGTTGTTCATAGTATTATGCGAGCTTGTACATTTGCCAGAAAGTTAAATCATCGTTTGAATCGGTTGCTTGTGTTGAGCCATTTCCATGTCGTAAAACAACTTCAAAATAATCATCAGAATCAGAATAAACAATACCACTTAAAGCTATTGTTTGGGTTGTATCTGTAGAAGGTCTAAATCTTGCTTGTCCTCCATCTTGCACAGCACCATTTTTATGCAAACGCAAATCTGTATAAGTGCTTCCTGAATCGGAAACTGTTCTACCAAAAACAGCTATGTTAAATTGATAATAACCTGCCACAGACGGAGTCCACCTATAATTACTAGAATCAAATGTTCCTCCACCTGTGTTTGCAATAGTGGTATCGAAAGCTACTTTTGTATCTGTGTCAGGGCTTATATTTTGAGCAGAGCTTTGTTTTGCCCATAAGAACGGACTGTTACTTGCAGCAGCAGCAGGAGCAGCAAATGTGTTATCGCCTCTGAGGAATGTAGTAGCGTCCTTTGTTCCAGTTGCAGAGAGTTTATCTACGCCCAGAGTTCCCTCCAGCATTCGAGTATTTGATTTTGTAATAGACATAATTATTTGGGTTAAGCATTTTCGAGTGCCCCCACTCGTGCTTCTAGGGTTTCAATTTTAGTTATAGCTTCTTGGAGAGCCTTAGTGAGAAGCGGAATAAGTTTGGACTGGTCAATACCTTGGTAATCTGGATTGCCTTCTTTATCGACTGCATCCTTGGTTCCTGTGACGGCTTCTGGAACTACCTCCTGAGCTTCGTGAGCAATGAAACCATCGACACGATTACCGTCGGCTTTCCATCGAAAGTTGCAAGGCTTGAGCGTTTTGAGTCGTTCAGTGCTGTCGTCTAGTTCGATAATGTCTTCTTTGAGACGATAGTCGGAGGAAGTGTTGTAGGATGTAGTGGAACTTGTAATCGTGATGCTTCCTTTTACATTCCCATCCTTCCTAAAATCAATTAAATTCCCGCTACTGTTTAGTCGATTAAAATCTGCCGCAGGTGAGTCACTTCTCGCGACTTGAATTTTACCCTGTGGAAATATCTCAGCTCCAGTTTCGCCACTGTTGTTTAAATTACCCACACCTGTTCCAACTAGTAGCCTACCATCGCTAGTAATCCGCATCCTTTCATGCTCATCAGGGTAGGTGGTTTTAAAAATTATTGCATCATTAGCAGACAATTCTAGGGTATCTGTAATGCCTACCCTAGAGGCTGTTATATGAGTAATTGGAAAACCATCGCCAGTATCTTTTCCTGTCTTTAGTTTTCCATTGCTATCCCATTGAGGCGCACCCGTAGAAAGCTTGGAGGGAGTAATACCACCATCTTTAATCTCAGTCTTGTTAGCACTTGTAAGTCCAATCGTTACATCATCCACAGATGCGGCACTAGCTGCACTAGCGGCTGTTACTACAACAATCTTAGAACCACTTGGAGGTGCTGACGTAAAAGTGATTTTTGATGGGGTCATTGAAATCGAATAGGCATCTACAGGCGACTGCATAACACCGTCAATAGACACACGATACGCTTCAGTCACCGTTGTCTGAGGATTAAACTCTGTGATATTGAAGGCAGTGCTTGTACCATTTCCAGTAAAGTCTTCACTAGCAAAGTTTGATAGACTTGTGCCTACTTGAAGTCCAGCCTCTCTTACGGCTGAAAACTGAGCAGTGCTAGCATCTTCGGAAACCTCTTGAGCCACAAACAGACCTTGCTGGTATGCTGTATCAAGGTCGCTCTCAGACAGCCGTGAGCCATTCTGGAAGTCCACTAGTTGTGTGTTAGAAGTTGCACGATATATACGAAGCTTCTCGTATGCACTAGGAGCTGTTGCCAGCGTAACTGTCTTGTTGGTAGCACTTCGTGGTGCAGAGGCGTCTAGAGCCAGTGGAGTCCATTTTTCCCCATCAAAACCGATCGCATGTACATCGTCGATTCTGAGGTATTTAAAATCCACACTATAGGTTGTGGCTGATAGATTACTACCAGTGTATTCTTTATATGATTGTGCCATGATTATTTTTCCTTGTTAATTTATGCATCTAGCAATGCTTGTAATGTTTCAGTTGATGCACCTCTCTGTGCTTGAGTGTTAATAGAGCGCATACGTTTGTACTCTCTTGCGATCTCTGGAAACTCTTCCATCATCAAACTTAGAGAGCGTGAACGATACTTGCTCAAGACTTTATTGATAAGTTGTACTCTAGGACTCTTTAATGCTCCGTCAGTGAGTGGAGAGAGTCGTTGGTAACGTCTGCTACTGATTAACTTCTCAAGTTCTTGTCGAAGAGTTTTGTTTCTGATCTTTGTTTCGCCCAGAAGTTCTAAGCGTCTGTCGTAAGCAGACTGTCCT